TGGCGGCGGCCCTCGGCACGCTGGCCCAAGGCGGCATCCGTGGGAGCATGGCCGGCACGCAGCTCGCCCGCGTGCTCGAGGCGATGGGCGGCGAGGAGGCCAAATTCAACAAGCTGGGCGTGAGCGTCCGTGACACCGCCGGCAACCTGCGGCCGTTCATGGACGTCTTGCGGGACGTCGGAAAAGCGACCGCCGGCATGAACAACGCCGACCGGATGCAGGCGTTCATGGACATCTTCGATATCCGCGGGGCACGGGCTGCGGCGACGCTCTCGCAGCTCGGCGGCGAGTTCGACCGGATTCTCGCGACGATCCAAGGTTCGTCCGGGGCGGCGGCGGCCAAGGCCGAAACCGTGCTCAAGAGCTTCGGCGGCCAGGTGCAGATCCTCGCGGCCAAGTTTGCCGACCTGAAGGTCGCACTCATCACGAGCATGGGCGACGCGGCAACGAACGTAGTCGCCTCACTTGGCAACATCCTGTCGGGCATCACGCAATTCATCCAGAAAAACCCGCAGCTCGTCGCAACCGTCGCGGCCGTGGCCGGCGGATTGCTCGCGTTGGGCGTTGCCACGAGCGCCGGCGGGATCGCTCTCGGAGTCATGGCGAAGGGCATCGGGCTCCTGAAAGCCGCCCTGACGATCATTCCGGCACTCTGCACTCCTGCCGGCATCGCGATCGCCGGAATCGGTGCGGCGGTGGTGGCGGCCGTGGCCGTAGCCCGCGAGTTGTCCCCGGCGTTCCGCCGCGAGACCGACGCCATCTGGACCGCGATCACCAACATGGATTTCGCGTCGGCGTGGGAGATCATGAATCTCAACTTCTCCATAGCACTTATGGAGATGGCCGGCTCAGCGGAAACGACCCTGCGGTCGATTGGCGGTTTCTTTCAGGCCACAGGAGCGTTCATCGGCGACAAGCTGGTCGAGGGGCTCGACCGCTTCATGGGCATCTTCGGAGCCGACATCCTGACCATCCAGGGCGGGCTTGAAAAACTCGGGCTCTACTTCAAGGCGGCATTTGATTGGGAGTGGGCGGCCAACGGGCTCGACGCGGCGATGAAAGAGGTCGACGCCCGGATGGAGAAAGAGCGAGGGCGTTCGCCGACGGCCGGGGCCAGGGCTGACGAGAGGGCAAAGGAGCGTCAGGCTGCGGCCGATCGCCGGCAGTCAGGCATGGATCAGGCCGGGCAGGGATGGGACGCAACGGCTGACGCTCTCCGCGAAGACCTGGACCGAGCCCACAAAAAGCTGAAGGAATCGACCGACAAGCAGGAGCAGACAAAGGCCGTAGAGACTCCTGCCGGAAGGCCCGACATGGGCGTCATGCCGGTTTCGGCCCAGGCGGATGGCACCGAAGCCGGAAAGCGTGATTTCGGCCAATCGCTCGGCACGTTCGGCAGCGGCGAAGGGCTCGGCGTGGGGCCGACGCTGGCACCGCTGGAAGATGCGGCCAAGCAGACGGCCACCAATACGGCCCGCTCTGCAGACGCTCTCGACAAGATTGCGAGCGCGGCGACGGGCGGGAATGCCGCGACGCCCGCCTCTGCCGTCGGAAACACCGCCGCCGCTGCCAGCCTCCCGCAGCGGGCCGCGGCAGCTCAGGGAGGCATGCAGTCGGCGGCTAGCGGTGGCGGTCTCGGAGAGGCATTTACCTCCGCGATCGCCAAGGTCGTCGACGCCGTCAACGCTCACGCCAAGATCAGCGAGTCGCACACGCCGCTGCTCTCGAAGATTGCCGCCGGTGTTGAAAAGGGAGGGCTTGCGTTCTCATGACCGTAGTCTGCTACGAAATGCTCGACTCCATGTCGGGCAGCATCACCAATGACCTCTCGCAAGGCGAAACGCGGGAGGTCAACAAGCGTTATTTGATCGGCCAGTGTGCCGGGTTCAATGACGCGGTCTCCAGCATTGAGGCATACGCGCCTCAGTATGTCGAGAGCGATGGGGCCGGGATCTTCTGGCGTCGCGCAAAGCTTACGGTCAATGCTATAGGCAATAAGTATTTCGACTGCACCTCCACCTACGCCACGCTTGTCTTCAAACAATCTGGCGACGAAAGCGAAGACCCGCAAGATACACGCAATTATGTGCCCGGCTCCCTCGCGTGGGATACGACAGGCCACACTGAGCACCGCACGCAGTCCCGCGGACAGGCATGCTTTCCAGATGGCGGGCCGGATTTCGACAGGGCGATCAACGTATCCGGCGAATCCGTCAACGGCATTGACGTGATCGTTCCATCGCTCAAGTATTCCGAGACGTGGATCATGCCCGTGCAGGTAGCGATCAACTCGGCGTATGTTGGCGCTGTCTACGAACGCACCGGAACCGTCAACCTGAACCAGTTCCGTGCATTCAAGCCGGGCGAGGCTCTGTTCATGGGAGCACGCGGCCAGTGGACGGACGATCAACCTTACGTCGCTATCACCTACGATTTTGAGTGCCGGCCAAACGTCAGCGACTACTCGGTCAGTGCGGGCATCCCGACATTCTCAAAAGAGGGCTGGCAGTACGTTTGGGTCATGTACGAAACCGCTCCGAGCGCTGGAAGCCTCGTGCGTCGTCCGCTCTATGCATACCGAGAAACGATCTACGAAAAGAAGGATTGGTCGCCGCTAAAGATTGTCGACAAGCCGATCGCCGGCCCTCCGGCCGTCAATCGTCCATTCGGAGCGGCGGCCCCACAAGGCGGCCTAGCCCCATGACCGACCCTCGCGGCAACGTCCGGCCAGGCCAGCGGCTTGCCCTCGCGGCCGAGCAGGTGAATTGGATCAACCGCCAGATGAAGGGCGGCGGCGGGTTCACGGGCGGCGGGCTGGAAGGGTGGCAACCGGGCACGAATCTCGTCCTGTGCAAGAACGCCACCGGGTCCGACGTTGCCCGGTGGGGGGTGATGGAAATCACCGGCGTCGAGATCAACCCGAACACCGACGCCTACGCCGAGAACAGCTTCGGCGAAATGCCGTGCGTCACGGGCGGCACAGTGACGGGCTCGTCTGGCAAAGCCCTGGTGGCGATCGAGCCGATCAAGGCTGGCAAGGTCGGAAGGGTGGCGGTGTCCGGGTATGTGCAGATCAAGGCGGCCGACATTCCCAAGGTCGGCGGGGCGGTTGAGCTGTGGCGTGACGACCAGTGGGCGCTGATTCGTTTTGGGGGCGGCGGCATCCGGCTGGGGACGATTGCCGCGAGTTGGAGCAAGGGAGCGACGGCAACCGTCACGCAACAAAAGGGGGACGGCTCGGCGATGACCGGCAACCCGACGTTCACGGCCACGAACTACTTCGCTGCCGTTACGGTGACGACAGGGACGAAGCGGGTCGCGTGTGCGTTGGTGGACTCGACGTGGATTCTGATTGCCGCGGAGTGCTAACGCATGTTCGACCTACTCGCCGCCATCCAGGCCGCCGATCCAATGGCGATCCCCCTGCTGGCGGTCCTAGCATTTGCCGCCGGAATGTATCCAATCGGCATCATGCTCGGCAGTCCGTGCAGCCCGTGCTGCGCCCCATGCGGCTGCGAAAGTGGTGCGACGCTGCCGGAATACATCACGGCGACGTTCTCAGGCTTGACCAACGTGAGTACCGGGCTGACGAGCGAGCCCCACTTGGCGTTCGAGTCTGATTTTGGGTCTGGAGCCGCTGGAACCATCACGGCGCCGGGCGCTCCCGGCGGCCCGATTACTTCGGTGACGCTCACAAGCGGCGGCAGCGGGTATGCACTACTCGGGCGGGTGGCGCCGGCAATCACCGCATCGCCATCCCAAGAAGCCGGAAGCGGCGCCGAGCTGGCCGTGACGCTCGCGGCAACAACTCACGATGGAAAAAACGTGTGGGAAGTCTCAAAAGTCACGGTGGCAAGTGCCGGCGACGGATATATCGACGGCCAGAGTGTTGAGTTCAGTGTCGCAAGCGGCGACACGGTAGAGGTGGGTGCAGTTGCGACCCTGGCCGCGCAACGCAGCGAGCCGACGCTTCGCGTCTACAAGCCGGGCAACCCTGCCGAGTTCATTATTTCCTACTCTAAAATCAGCACAACTCCCGACTCGTGGGGGATATCGTCTGTCACCGCAGATGGCGAGGCAACTGATTTCATTGACGGCGAGTCGCTCACCATCAGCCTTGAAGAAGAAAACCAACAACTGGAGCAAGCCGATCTAAGCGTTGCCACCGTACTTGTCGAGCCAACAATCTCGGCGTCGGTAGATTCCAGCACCGGCTCCGGCGCAACACTGTCTGTCTCGCTGACAGAGTCAACTCTCGACGGAAGGCCCATCTGGTCGGTCAGTTCTGTCACGGTGACTAATGGTGGGTCGGGATACGAAGCGTCGGACGGAGTCCTATTTTCCATCGACGACGGCGGATACAAGCTGTATGTAGCGTCGGCAACGATTGCCGTTAGCGACGGCGAAGTGACAGGAGTCAGCGTGGACTTCGGCGGCTATTACTTCAAGGACTCCGGCGAGGTGGAGTCTGTCAACGTGAACCTGCCAGGGTCGTACTACCGCCGTGGCGGCGTGCTGTCCGTCGCCGTGTCGAACGGCGGGAGATACTATCGCGAAGACGCGGCGGCACCGCCGATTGTTGCGGAGGTGACGGTGACAGTGCTGGTCGGCGGCGGCAGCGGGGCCGTCATCGAGGCAACGGTAGACGATGACACCAGCAGTCCGACGTTCGGGCAGATCATATCCCTGACGCTGGTGAACGGAGGCAGCGGGTATTCAAATCCATACGCTGAGTGCAAGAACTGCCACGACAAACTAAACGGGCACACGGCCCTGCTTTACCTCGGGCCAGGCTGCACTTATTACGGCCACTGCTGCAACCTTGGTGGGTTCACCGTTGAATATAGAGGCACGCAGCGGACACCGTTCGCGATGATAAACGGATGCGACACCGAATTCATTGTGGACGAAGAAGACGGGCCGTTCCTCTGCGATAGCCTCTCATTTACCGGGACGAGCGTGCATGGGGGGACAATATCAGTCTCTCCATATACCGGCGACGAAGAGCCTGCGGCGGATGACTACCCCTGCCCGCCATGCTGCACATCCTCCTCTTTTAGCGCGCCTGTGCTGAACGCGAGCGGATCTTATCCGTGCAACAAAGAAGAGTGCCTGTCACTTGGCTCGTCATGGCTGGAGCGATGCGAGTGTGGACGAGTCCCTGGGACCGGCGGGTGCGTGAATTGTGATACTACTCAGACGCTGATCGTGACAGCACAGTCCAACACTGGAGGCGACTACACGCTCACGCTCAACGCGGCTAACAACTGGACAGACGTTGCGCCTGGACCGCCTGGCTCTTTCCCCTGGACATCTGGGGCGCGAGCGCACCTCGACCGCGACGAAGCGGCCGGCGCATGCAACGTCCGCGTCTTCGCCACGGAGGGGTACTGTAGCTACCCTGGAAGCCCTGTTCCGAGCTACATCAACCTCGGGTACTGGAAACCATACGCCATTCCAGTGCCGTTCCGCGAAGGCTGCATCACTGGGGGATCGTCGCTTTCATGCTCCGAGTGCTGGAATCCCCCCGACCCGGATGCCCCGTGCCCGCAGCGGACGCCAAGCGCGCCGTACTACAACTACCAATTGATTGCGCCAGCCAACCCCGCGGTTTGGACCGCCAACATAACGATTACGCTCGCAACATGATGCTCCACATTCACAGACGCAAGTCCGACGGCGTGTGGACTTGCGGCCGGTGCGGCTGGGTCATCGACGACCAAGCAAAGCCGCAGAGAGCCACCTGCCCGGTCTGCCCGACGCTGGTCCGCGATCAGTGGGAGCCGCTCGCAATCGGAGACCTCGTTGAGCGGTGGCTCACGCGGATCGGCGTCACGCAGGAGCGGGTCGAGCGGTGGACGCGGACGGAAGGAAAGCCCGGCGGATGCGGGTGCGCGGGCCGGAAAAGATGGCTAAACCGCGTCGGCAACAACGCCCAGCGGTGGGTGCGCGGGCGCCTACTGAAGGCGAAAAGGTTCTATGTCGGCGCGTGAAAATGCGTCGACTACGGCCGGTTGACGGCCGTACACCGATCCGCACACTTCCGGGTGGAGGCTGACGTGCCAGCGTCGAGGCGACGAGTGAGACAGGTGCACATCGGCGACCGCCGGTGGCGGATCGAGCATGCGAAGTGCCCGCCCGACAGGGACGGCGATTGCAACTGGGAGAAGCGGCGGATCCGGGTCCATCACGCGCTCAACGGCATCGACCTTATGCGTGTCCTCATCCACGAAATGATTCACGCCCGCCTGTGGGATCTCGACGAGTCCGTGGTGGACGAGCTGGGCGAGGTGTTGGCCGCCGTGCTTCACGAAGAAGGATTCCGGCAACCTGACGACCACGAGGAGGGGTGATGGCGAAGGCGAAGCCCGGGTCGATCGCGGATGAGCTGCGGGGGTTCCTGCCGAGCAAGCGGCGGGCGACGTGGGAGCACCGACTGCCCGCGGACGTGCGGGAGGAGCTTGAAGCGGTCAGGGCTGATTTTTATGCCGGGAAAATTGACGCATCGCGTACCGGGCTAGCCCATGCCCTCTCCAAGACGCTCACGGCTCGCGGGCTGAGCGTGTGCCCTCATACGGTGGCAAGATGGCTCGAAGCAAAATAGCGGCCGATGTGGCCGAAGCGCTCGTGTCCGGCGAACGGCTGGCAGTCGATGCCGAGCTGGCGAGGCTCCGGGCCGAAGTGGGGTCATACCGAAACAGGTATAAGGCCGCCCTGGAGCAAATCGAGAAGGAGCGTGCCCGGGCCGATTCGCTCGTGTCGCTCCAATGTCTGAAGCCTCCGGCCAGGCCGAAGGCCGTCAAGCGGGCGTCGAAGAAACACGCCGCCACGATGGTCTTCATGCTCTCGGACGTTCACTGTGAAGAGCGGGTGGACCCTGCCACCGTCAACGGCGAGAACGACTACTCGCTCGACGTGTGCGTGAAGCGGCTGGCCGAGCTTGAACGGCGAATGTTCGACATGCTCGAGCACGAGCGGCATCTTGCCGACATTCGCCGGATGGTGGTCTGGTTGGGCGGCGATTTCATCACCGGCCACATTCACCCGGATTGCGTCGAGGTCGCCCAGCTCACGCCGCCTAACGCGACGCGGTGGATCGGCGAGCGGCTGCGGGGAATGATCGACGCGATCGCGGAGCGGGTCGATAGCGTGATCGTCTGCACCAACGCCGGCAACCACGGCAGGAGCACGGAAAAACTACGGATCGCCACCGAGCTTGACCACTCGTGGGAGCAGCTCATGTACCACACGCTCGCCCGCGAGGAGCGGAACGCGAACGTGGAGTGGCAGATCGCGACCGGGCACCTGGGCTACGTCGACCTGGACGGGTTCATACTGCGGACGACCCATGGTCACAGTATCCGCTATGCCGGGGGCGTCTACGGGCTCGCCCTGCCGGCATCGAAGGCGATCGCCGCGTGGGACGTGAGCCGGCGGGCCGACCTGACGATCTTCGGGCACTACCACACCTGGGGATGGCTCCGCGGGGGGCGCTACGTCAGCAACGGCAGCGTGATCGGCTACTCGCCCTACGCCGTCTTCATCAAGGCGAACAGCAACGAGCGGCCATGCCAAGGGCTCGTCGTGATCGACCACGGCCGCAACGAGGTCACGAAGGCCTACCCGCTGTTTTGCGACGAAGACCTGCGGAGGCGGGCGTGAGGCTCGACGACGACTACCTCGCGGATTGCGAGCGGCGATCGCGGCGTCACATGGGTTCGTGGACCGGTACGGCGGGTGCATTAGCGGCGGATTCGCGGCGACTTCAACTTGAAAGGCGGGAGTTGGTGAGCACGATTGAGCAACTGGAATCGGAAAACGCGGCACTCCGGGCTGCGGTCGAGGCGAGGCTGGGAGCGAAGCCCGCCGACGAGCCTGTGCCACTTCCGGCCGATGTGCCTGCCGACTACCGGGAAAAGTTCGGTAGTTGCTCCTTCAGGCCGGCCGAGTCGCAGCGGCCGGCCGAGTTCAAGCTACAGCCCGTCGCGGCGTCGCTGCAGCCGGAGCAGCTCGAGGCGATTTGGGGAGCGGCCAGGGAGAAGGCGGCGCGGATCCGTCGGCAGGTGAGCGGCGAGGAGCGGCCAGAGCCGATCGCGGTTAGAGCGATTGAGGCCCAGCCGGCCGACCACGCCGACCCGTATTCGGAATGGATCCGACCAGGCGGCATGCCACGGCTCATTGGCCTGACAGGCCCGGCCGGGTGTGGGAAGAATCTCGTCGCCAGCATGATCCCCGATGCCGTCGTCACGCAGCTCGCCGACCCGCTCTACGCGGCCCTGTCCGTCATGCTCGGCATCCCTGAACCGCTCCTGCGGCACCGGCCGGTCAAGGAACAGCCGCTCGAGTGGCTGGGCAAGTCGCCACGGCAGATGCTTCAGACCTTGGGCACCGATTGGGGTCGCACGCTCGTCGCCTCCGACATCTGGCTCCAGCTCGCGGAGCGGCGATGCCGGGCGTGGGCCGAGGCTGGGGCGGCGACGGTGGTGATCTGTGACGTGCGGTTCCCCAACGAGGCCGAGTGGATCCGCAGCCACGGCGGTGAGGTCTGGTTCGTGGAGCGCGACCCGATCGTGGACGTGTCACCCCACGAGAGCGAGGCCGGGCTGCCCGAGGCACTCGTCGATTGGTGGATCGACAACAGCGGCCGGCCGGAGCAGACCCGCGAGGCGGTGATCGAGGCACTCGCGAGGAAGTGAAGCACGGGCGGCAATCTGCGGGGATTCCGCGGCCGTGGTGACAGGTGGACAAACGTACAATGGTAGTAGGTGACGAGTGACCCAGCGGGCACGGATCGACGAGGCACTTTTTCGGCAGACGGCCCGCGGGCGTGAAGCACTGGCGCCACCCGGCGAGGGCGGGACGCACGTGCATTACCAATCGCCGCGGCACGTCGGGATTGGTTGCATCACAAGCAAGCGGCCCGGGTCGCTCAGCGATTTGGAATACCTCGCGATCAAGCACGGGTTGACGGTCGAGCAGGTTCGGAAGTTCCTCGAGGAGGCACGCGATGAGCCCCATAGCTGAGCAGACCAAGGCGGTCGCGGAGAACGCCGGCGCCGGCGTGCTCACGAAGATCGACGCATTCATCACGGCGGCCCGTTCCGCCTCGGCGGACGGCCTGACGTGGGCCGAGTTCGGCGAGCTGCTCGTGGCCCTGCTGAAACTGTCGGTGTCGCTCTACGACGACGTGCGGCAACTCAGCGGCGCGGAGAAGAAGGCGGCCGTCCTCGACGCGGTTGGCCGGCTGTTCGACGCGGTGGCCGACAAGGCGGTGCCGGTCGCCGTCTACCCGATCTGGATCTTCGCCCGGCCCGCCGTCCGTTCCCTCGTGCTGGCCCTGGCGGCCGGGGCGATCGAGCAACTCCTGCCCCTCGTGAGGGTCGCCTAATGCTGACCGCGATTCTCCTGGCCGCTGCCGCGGCCTTTATCGGCCGGGATTGGTTGCTCGAGCGGGTAAGGCAACTCGCCGAGTCCGACGCGGCCAAGGCGATCGGGTGGCGGCAGGTGGCCGTGGCGGGCCTGCTCGTGGCCGCTGGCGTGTCCTACTGGGGCTCGCTGCCGCGGGACGCCGAGCCCACCCCTGCCCCGCCGGACCCGGCGGCGTTCAGCCTCCGCGGGGCGTTCGTCGGGCCGGACGCCTCGGCGGACGCGGCGACCACGTCGGCCCTGCTCGACGAGCTGGCGAGCGAAATCGAGTGGGACGGCATGCAGCCGGAGCCGTTGATCCGCACCGGCGTTGCGATCGACGACCTTCGCGTGCGAGCCCGCGAGCTGCGATGCCGTGGCGTGTCGCTGGGCGAGAAGCATCCGCGAGCCCGGGCGGCGATCAAAAACTATCTCGACCGCGAGGCGGGCACGAGCGGCGGGCCGCTGACGCCGCAAAGCCGGGCGGCGTGGGTGACAGCATTCCGAGAAGTCGCGAGGGCCGCCGCCAATGCAAGCCGGTAATGTCTGGCGGTTCTTCGCCGTCGTTCTGCTCTTGGGCCTGGCCGCCGCGGCGTGGATGGAGTCGCAACGCCGGCCTATGGTCGGCGGCGGTTTCTTCAACGACGGCGACTACGGCTACCGGCCGGACCCGGAGGGCACCCGCGAGTTCCTATCCGAGCTCGAGCGGCCGACGCTCCGCGAGGCGAGCCCGGAACTGTTGCGGTCGGCGAAGGGCATCGACGCCTACCTGTATCGGTTCGCGGACAAGGCCCACCGCGAGGTCTACAAAGCACCGTTCAAGGTCTGGAACCAAGGCTCGCACGGGTCGTGCGTGTCGTTCGGCTGGGCGATGGGATCGTACATCGGCCAGTGCGTCGATTGGTCGCAAGGGGCGCTGGACAAGCCGCCGCGGCTCGTCGCGACCGAGCCCATCTACGGGGGTTCCCGCACGGCCGGCCGCCAGCCTCCGGTGTCTTTTGCTGGCTGGTCGGACGGTTCCTACGGGGCCGCTGCGGCCCGCTGGGTGTCGGGGCGGTGCAAGGACAACACCATCGGCGGAATCCTCTACCGCGAGGTCTACGGGTCGGTCGACCTGTCTCAGTATTCGATCGAGCGATCCAAACAGTGGGGGGCGTACGGCGTGCCTGCCGACCTGTCGAAGCTCGCCAACAAGACGACCGCCCGTGACGTGGCATTGGTTCAGACGTGGGAAGGGTTGGTGGCCGCGTTGGAGTCGGGCATGTGCGTGCCCGTGTGTTCCAACGTCGGATTCGCGAGCGGCGACAGGGACGCGGATGGATTCCTGCGGCGTCAAGGCACCTGGAATCACTGCATGTGCGTGATTGCGGTGAAGTACGCCGCCAACAATCGGCCGGGGTCAGCCGAGCCGATGAAGAATCCACGCGACGGTGTGCTCGTCGCGAATAGCTGGGGAACCTCCTGGGTCGGCGGTGGCAAGCATCCGTCCGATCAGCCCGACGGCACCTTCTGGGTCTCGCGAGCCGACGCCGAGCTGATCCTGTCGCAAGGCGATTCGTTCGTGATCGGAAGCGTGAACGGGCTGAAGGCCCGCGAGCTGGACAACGGCGGATTCCTGCAACCCGCACCGGCCCCGACCGACAAGCCCGGCAACGTCGCCGGGTCTCACTCCCTGGCGTTCTGACGAGGCGATACCGTGAAGATCGACCGCTCCCACCTGCTCCTCATCGGACTGTGCATCGGCATCGGCTACTACATGGCGTCGTCGGCATCGGCGGCCCCTGCCCCGAATCGCCCGGTCGCCCGGTTCTTCGCCCGCGTCGCCAAGAATCTCCTGTGGGTGGCTCTGGTGGCCGAGCCGACGCCAACCGGCCCGCAGCCGGACCACCGGATCGTCCACGCGGAAATCGGGGCTGACGGCTACCCACGGCTCGACAACGCGAGGGGCTGGTGAGCGAATTGTTCACGCTCGTTGTGTGTGCCTACCTGCTTTGGTTCCTCACGGATCACCGACACCGATGACAACGCTCTGGCAGTGGCTTATCGCGATCCTCGTCTGGCTATCGGCCGACCAGGTCGCCATCGACCAGGAGCCGGCCAAGGCCGCGGCGGCCGTGGCCGCCGCCCGGGCCTCGTTGCTCGTCGAGGCCGAGCCGCAGCCCGGCCCGGCTCCCGTGGCGTGCGACTGCGGGCAGACGTGCGTGAAGGGCGTGTGGAAGCCCGACGGCAAGATCGTGGCCCCGTGCAAGTGCCCCTGCCAGCGGTGCGTGGCCGAGAGGGCGAAGGCTTCGCCGGCCACCTGCCCCGATGGCAACTGCCCCAAGCGGTGACACAGTGGCCGATACCGACCTCGAGCAACTGCAGGCCCACGTCCGCTACCAGTTGGGGGCGAGGGTGCAGCACGCCGGGGCGTGGCGGGTCGACGAGCTGACCAGGCTGGTCGTGCGGCACTGGCCGCACCGGCACCTGGAGGCGGCGATGGCATCCGGCGGGCGGAACGCCAGGGCGATCGAACACTCCGTAGCCCTCTGCCGGGCACAAGTCCGCGAGCAGTTCGAGGCCCGACAAGGGGTCTCGCCGCTGTGGGATCTTGTGCTCTGCCATACCGTGGCCGGTATCTCCCACGTCGTGCTGGAGCTGTGGGCGAGCGACGACCGGTGGCGGTGCAATCTGCGGTCGATGTCGCGGCGGGCGGCGCGGGCGGATTGAGCTACCGCACGATTCCGATGGCGGCGTCGGCGAGTTCAAGGGCGGCCCTCCCGAATTGCCGCAATCGGCCAGGCTGGGACGGCGTGGGCGTGGGAGCGTATGAGGCTACCGGGGCGGCGTGGCCTGCGATGGTCGCCCGGTGGGCGATGTCGATGGCCGCGAGCTGGTAGCGGGCCTCGACGGCGATCGCTGCGGCGGCGGCGAGCGTGGCGACAACGAGCACGGCGCGGAGCGTGTCGCGGATCATGCCGGCACCCCTGCGAGCAGTTGGGCCGGGAAGCCCGCGATCGGCGTGGTGGGGTCGACGATCCACTCGTAGGCGGCGCCGCTGGGGTGGCGGCTGGGCGGGAGCACTGATTGAGCGGCGCGACCGCCGATCCGTATTTCGATAGCATCCGTTTTGATGGCGGCCGTGGCCGGCATCCACGGCTCCCACCTGAAAAGCCGGTGCTCCCCGCGGGCCGATCGCCACGTCGGCGTTCGCAAATCGAGAATCCCGAAAGCGGAAAGCTGCTCGCGGCCGGCAGGGTCGTCGTACTCGACATCGACGAGGCCGGATTCCGGGCCGAGCAGCAAACCGACATTGGAGCCGGCGGCGAGCCATGCGGCGACGAGATCCAGGTCGTCGGTGCTCTTGTGCTGCCATGCGGCGCCGACGGGACGCTTCTCGCCACGGGCGAGGCGAACGTAGAGGCCGCCGAGGGCGGCGAGCTGGTCGAGGGCGGTCATGCTGCTTTCTCCTTCTCGATAATGGCTTCGATCTCACGGGCCACGGCCGGGCCGGACTTCCAGCCGGCCGCGTCCCATACGCTGCCGGTGCTGTCGGCGGTCCAGAGTTTGAACTGGGTCACGCGCGGGTCGTACCGGCCGTCGATGCTTGTGCCCCAGCAGTAGACGTGCAGGTCTTCGCGGCCGACCCACCGGCACTCGCCGGGGGACATGCTGAGCATGGACGCAAGGAGGGTTCCGGTCGTCATGCTGCACCTGCCTGAGCCCGCATGGCTTTGATGGTGTCGCGGGCCTCGTCCAGCGTGTCGCAGACGGCGGCGGTCCACCGCTCGCCGGTCGCGGCGTTGTGGGCCTCGATCTCCCACCAACGAAAACCGGGGGTGCGTGGGTCGCGGATCGTAATGATGCGGAAGGTGGTCATGCTGCGGCCTCCAACTCGCTGCACAGCGTGAGGAACAGGGCCGACGACATGCGGGCCTGGGCGACCTTCATGCAGGCCGAGAACACGGCGTCGGACTCCGGGCGGAAGTCGGACATCAGGCCGCACATCACGTCGCGGATCTCGTCGTCCGTCAGGGCTTCGATGCGGGCAGTCATGGCGTCGGCGGTGGGCATGGGTTGGGCTCCGTGGTTTGGGGTCGTGTTGCCCGCCGGCCCTGTTGCCGGCGGGCGGGGGTTGGTCAGATCGCGGCGATGAACGCCGGGCTGACGCCGCTGATGTTCATGGTGAAGCAGCCGTGCACCATGGCCGAGTAGCCGCCGACGCCCGAGCCGTCCGTGCCCCACATGCTGCCGCCGCGAGCCTTCACGAGCGACAGGATGCCGTAGTATTCGCCGTCGAGCTGCACAAACTCTTCGCGGCTGTTGGGCGTGAAGTGCTTCACGATGGTCACGACGTTCGTCGCGACGTTCGCGTGAACAAGCCAGCCAGCCTCACGAGCGGCTGCGAGGAACTTGGCGGCGGAGGTCTTGGTGGCGTTCATCGTTTCGTCTCCCGGTTGTCGGCCGCGGGTCTCAATCGCCCGCGTCATGCCCACACTGTATCCAATCGGATACAGTCCGTCCAGCCCTTGACCCAAAAAAATCCGATGGGCTGTTTCCCGGCCAAAAACGCTACTTCTGGCCGCCCGGGGGTGCCGGCTTGAAGCGGACAGCGTCCGCCCGCCTGACGAAGTTCTGGCCGTCGATGGTGATCGCCGGCAGGCGCTCGGCCTTGATGAGCCGGTTGATGTACGCCCGCGTCTTGCCGGCCAGCTTGGCGGCGGTGCCGATGCGGACGTATTCGGATGGGTCGATCTTCATGGCAGGAGCCATTTTGCCGGCGTCGGGAAAATCGTCAACCGTGGCCCATTACAGCAGCATCGCAAGCAAGAACGGCGACAGGAGCAGCAGGCCCAGCATCACCAACGCACAGCCGCAGCTCTGGAGGCTCTTGCCCGCCTTGTCGAGCGAGCTACTCGTGTCGTCCAGGCTCTCCATGAATGTCTTTTTACGCTTTGCGGGCCTTCTCCTCGACCGTGACGTTGGTCGCGAGAAATCAAACTCATCCGGCGTGAACGTGTTTCGCTTTTGCTCGAGCCGCCGATAGCGGGCGAGCGACTCGTTGATCCTGCCGATCACCCATGCCTCGGCGGCCTCTCGCGTCGAAAAGTATGCCGTGTTGTCATTCCTGATCCACTCGCCGTCTTTAGTCACCGACACCCATCTGGCGTGAACCGGTGAATTGCCTTCGACGATCCGAACGCACCGCGTGATCTGGAACCCGATCCGCCTGCCCTTCGCGTCCGTGATGCCGGCGTCCCAGTTTTCAATCGGCTCGTGCTGCCACTCCGGCTCGTAGACCTCTGGTGGTTCGTCGGGCTCGTTCAGGAAATCAAACTGGCCCATACCGGCTCTCCTTCTTTCAGGTGGTGAGATCCTACCATTTGCGTCAATCGGCCGACCGCTTGCACCGGTCGTGCCGGTCGCATGTCGCCGGATTCGCACCGCCGGCACATCCGGGGACAGGATCACGAACCGGTCACGATTACGCTGATCGTGCCGGCGGTTCCGGCTCAGGTCGGAACACGCGCGGCAAGCTCTGCCAAACCTTCGGACGACCAGAATCGACCACGCGAGGATCGAGATACGACCGCCGCGTGATCCTGTCGGTCGAGTGCCCGAGGTAGCTGGTTGCATCCAGGCCAGCGGCGGCAAGGTGCGATGCCGTCGAACGACGCAAGGCGTGGAACTGAACGTCGCGGCCATCGCCGAGCCCTGCCCGCCGCGTGATGGTCTTCCATCGCTTCCGTAGTGCGGTGCTCGAGCACGGCCACCAAAACACCGTTGGCCCCTCGTGCCGACTCACCGC